ATTTTCTATCTTGTTGTCTTTGCATACTGCCAATGTGTGAATTGTATTCTGCTTCCATTGCAGACAGTCTGATACACAGATCAGTTATTCTGGATTCTATCTTGTCAAGCTTCTCGAATATACGTGCTTCGACATCCATACAGAAATGTATGAAAATAGGATACTAAGAAGTAAAAAAATGAAAAAAATTGTTGTCTAGGAGTTTACGCTAGATACAATGATGTATGTGTTAGGATCAATCACGTTGACACCAATTCTGTGAGTCCAGACCAAATCCCAGTATTGTCCTGCGACTTGTTTTTGTAATTCCAGTTCCATTGTTCTTTGTGAGGCTAATCCCCATGCTGCACCTTTGACAGCAACAATGTTACGATCTGCATTACTTACGTCTCCTTTCACTTCGTTGGTTACAACTAAGTCAATACCGTACAATCTTTCTAATTGTCCGAGTTTGGTAACGCTAGGGTTTCCAATCTGGGCATATTCAGAAATGCTTGAAGATGTTGCAAGAGATTCAAATGCACGTGGGGTAATGAAAGCTACTAACTTTCCAGGTCCTACGTCTTGACCGAGTTCTTGAAGGTATCTCTTAGCGAATGTAAGACCATCTTCATCAAATTCTCCGTCTGCATCTTCTTCTGTTGTGTTGCTTGTTGCTACACCGTCTGATCCACCAATGTGATATGGAGCTGTGGTAACACCACCATAATCTCTAGCAGTTGAAGCTAGGTCCTCTAAGATGAGTTTGTGTTCATCTCTGATTGCCTCTAATCTTGCTGTTTCTCTAATTGCATTAAGGAAACTTGCAGGATAGTCTTCAAGTTGTGCTTTGAGTATGGTTTGTCTCCAACCTCTGATGGCACACGTAACATCAATAGATGTTAGAGTGTGTGTACTTGCTGAAATGTCTGATGAGACACTTTCGGTAATTGCACCTGCATCTGGTACTGTGATTCTGTAGAATCTTGCAGTAGTTTGTCCAGTTGGTAAGGCCTCGAATTGACCATACTGTCTAATGCTGGTTGCGGTTTTAGATCCGATTTGAATTGAGATGTTAGCTCGTTGTTTAACACCTGGAATAGTTCCAGATACACCAACTGCTTCTTCAACACTTCCGTTTGCAGTAATTCTGCCTTCGGTAGTATGATTCTCTATCCAACCCTCTTTGTCGATAACAAGACGACCATATCCGTTTTCAAATACTTTGTCTAAGAATTTTTTAGCGGACTCATCATCAAATTGTTCCTCAACATAACCTTGGTTAGTTGATTCTGCAACTTCTGATTTTGGTTGCCATGCATCTTTAACAGTTTCAATAACTGCTTTTAGAGTGTTTTCGTTTGATTTCTCAATACGTTCTGCGATCATTTCAGTTGCTACTTCTGTTTTTGCTTCTGCTGCTGGAGCTGGTGCTTCAACTGCTGGAGCTACTTCAGATTTTGCTTCTGCTTTACCTACTTCTATCTCGCCATCTGTTTCAATAGTGACTTTGACTTTTTCCTCGACTTTATTTTTTAAAGTTTCGTTTGTCATGTGATCTTCTTTTTCCGTTATTTGTATATTGGAAGTAATTGTTTGTGAATTATCTAGTATTTTGATATATTGTACATTGGAAGATTCAATAACGTGTAGTGTGGACTCAGGAATACCTGGAACTCTAACTACTGATAATTCTAATATTTCATTTAGTACAGGTGCGTTAAGACACTTGGCTTTTAACTCGTCACACAGTTCTCGTTGCTCCAATACTGATGCTCCTATTGATACCTGATACTGTTCGTTGCTTAGTATCTGTTGCCATTCAGAATCAAATATAGTTGCCTCATATCTTACCTGACTTTTAATCTCATCAAATGAGAATGTGACTTCTCCAATGTGAGTGTTCTTGTCATGCTCGACTCTTAGCGGTACGGAAACTCCGTCAAATTTCTTTAATTCTTCAATATCATAATAGACTCCGTTACGTGATTCTCTTGGCATTAAAGCAATGCCAGCGATACGTTCTGCCATGTATGATTTGAGTTTAAAGCGATATAGAGAAGTATTATATCTCTAGCATCTCAATAGCCTTGATAAGTTCATCATAGTTCTTCTTGCCCTCTATTAGTAATGACTCTTGTATTGGCCTGATCTTGTTTCCTTTTACTCTGGCACTAAGGTTGTTGGTCCTGACTTTGCATTTCCCAACTGCTACACTCTCCTTGATTAGCCTGATAGTACCTTTGTATTGTAGAGTACCTGTTGTCTCCTGACCTGTTCTTGCTGTGATTGTTATTACCTGATCTGATTGTGGTAGTCTTGTTGCTCCCATCATCTTTACTATCTGTTCAAAGTGTTTTACTTCTGGGAAAAATAGTATCTTCTTTCTGCCCAGTCTCTTTGGAGGTGCAACGTATGATTCTCTGTTTAATGATATTCCACTTTCGGTTTCTAAGTCTAACCCAGCCTCGGTTAGTAGTGCCATTATCCTATAAAGATGTCGCCTGAAAATTTGAACTCAGTTCTTAGTGGCTTTCTACTGTCTAACTTTGGTGTCCAATAGACAGCGACCTCTTTGACCTCGTTTGCTTGTAGTGTTTGCGGAGATTCAAATCTAAGTTCTGGGTTAGTATTTTCAATGCTAATATTATGAACAGGCCATTGTGTATCTGTGTTCTTTATGAATACCGTATATTTCTTAGTCTCTCCCAGCAATACTCTTCCTAGATCAAGAGACTCTATTGTATTGGTCGTTTGAGCATCTGTGTATATTCTAATCATCTTTTAACCCCTTTATGAATTTCAAAATATCTGATGTATTCTTTCTCTTATCTGCTGCATCCAATTCTGCTCGCATATTAACCATATTTTTAAGATCTGACATTGTTCTCTCATACACCATTTCTTCTTTCTTGTTATCGGAAGTGTTTTGTTCAGGCTCTTCTTTCTTAGGCTCTTCTTTAGGATCTTGCATTTGGTCAGTCGGTGTTACGCTTGTAATAGGTGCTTCATCCTCCATATCGGTTTGATCTATCTTCACGTTGGTGTTTGCGATAAGCCATTGTCTTGCCTCGCTTCTTCTGAGGATATTATCTCTAAATGATGTGATTACGTCTGATATTGTTGCCTCTTGTTTTTGAGGAGATTCAAAGAACACTTGAATGTCTGCAAGTTTTACTCTTTTGCCTCTGGTCCTCAAGTATGGCAAGATACAGTTTAGTTTGATCTGATTTGCCAATCTAACTTGTATTCTTTTGACCTTTCTGAGCAATACAGAATCCGTACTCTCTGATGCTGCTCTGGCAGTAAATCCTGCGTTGAAGAATTGTAATGGGAATTTAGAACCAGGCTCTAACAGATCTCTTTGCATATGCTCGATATATCCCTCGAATTTACTGTTGCCTGCTGTCTCTATAACCTTGACATCAAATGCTTTATCCGTAACTATCTTTGATCCTTTCTTCATCTTCTTTAGGGCATCTGCCTGAGTCTTGATAAACTGTTCTCCAGCATCCTCAAAGTGAAACATTACTGTTGGATCAGCATGACCTTGAAATATCTTTGGCATTGCATCCTCAATCTGTTTCATCTGAATTAATGGTGAATCATATACATCTCCTGTTCTTGGATCTTCATAATCTGATAATATTGAATGGAACAGTCCTCTGGCGAATGGTTCTCTTGCAACGTTGGTGAGTTTGAAATGTATTACCTCGTTTGGTTTGAAAAATATGTCTTTATCGTTAACGTGCTGAACATATCGTTTGATATGACCTTTTGCATTTCTTGTAATTGATTCTATGGTAGTTATTGGTATCTCAACAAACTCATCATTGGTTGGTGACTTTTCAATTATCCAATTTCCAGTTCCAAGATAGGAATGTATTCCATCTTCCAAAAATTCATCAAATCCTGACTCTTCAAGCCACTCATTTACCATATCTTGTATTTTACTGTTCTTTGCTGTTACCTTTAGCCCTTTTCCTATGATCATTTGGTTGTATGTCTCGATTGCTAGGTTCAATCTACCGTCTTTGTTAATTGCATCCAAAGTCTCTATAAATGGTCTATCTGGTGACAATTCATCTTGCCAATCACTCTGATTAACCTCACTTTTGTTACTAAAAGTCTCTAAAACCTTGATAGTTCCTGAATAAGTCTCTTTTTTACGTGATTTTTTAGGTAAAACTGCCTCTTTTGGGTACAAAACATCTCCATTTGACCTAATTATTGGCTTCATATAGAACTTTTACTCTACTTTTGATAAATAGAAGTAAAAAGGCATCAATGAAGGTATAACATAAACCTTTGCTGCTATTGCTATCGGTTGACAATAGGTATTCACAGTTCTTGCCTTAGAACAATAAACTAAACATGATAATCTGTAATAATAAGGTTTCTAATCAAAGTCTAAAAATATATCATCAGAGCCATTTACTCCAACAGCAGTTAGTCTGCTACCAGATACCTCTAATCGTAATCTAATCTTAAAAATTCCTGAAATAGTTGGTGTTTGTGATTGAAGAAACTTTACAAGGAAAGTACCATCTGAATTTAGCGTAAGAATATCATCTGATGAAAATATTGTGCCACCTGATTGATCTATAATTCTAAAAGTTCCAGAAAATCCTGATATGTCTCTTACGGTTGCAAATGATGAATCATCAAATACGGTTCCTGACAGGTCAAAGTTTGCAGAGTCAGTAAAGTCTCCTTTTGCCCAGTTCATCTGATCCATTTTAAGAAATAATACCATAATAGTTTATATACTTATCGGTATTAATAAAGTATATGTTAGCAGTACATACTCCTGCTCCGTTTGAACCTAAGAAGCCAATCCGTAACGAAACAGTAGAGGAACTAGCTGAAAACCATTGCTATGAGGTGGTTAGATGGGGTGCTTACCTAACTGACAGGGCTTGCTTAGAACAGTTACGTCAAAACAAAGATCCCAACGTCATTCTATACATTGCATTGATGAGGGGTATTACTCCAATCATGACAATAGGTCAGTTCAAATCATTTATCGTTTCATTTGCTGAAATCAAAGATAAAAAGCAAACCCGAAAAATTCCAAGTTATAAGGTCTAGCCTACTCCTGCCAGAGTTCCTGATCCCATCTTGTAGTAGTACAATGCAAGCAAAAACGCATCACCAAGATCGAAAGGATTTTGTGTCGTCTTGTTAGTACCGCCCTTGCTGTTAAATTTAATTGTCATTAGCTGTATTTTGAGTTTCTTAAAGATTGGATGTATCTCGACCTGCTGGAAATCTACAGCGTTTGCGGCATAGTTTAGCATCTTCTCTCCGTACTGATTAAAGTTGATTGACTGTACGTTCATGTGTTCCTTGTCTCTAAGGTCCCTTATGCCCTCAGGCCATGAACCGTCTACAAAGCAACGTTTGGTCTTGAACTTCATGGAGAGGTTCTTGACTTTGTTGATAATGTCAATGTAACTAGCTCTTTCAAAAGCTTCTGCATGAATAACAGATTTCTTTCCTTTTCGCTTTTGCATAATACATATCCCAAATTCCGAAGAACCGAATCCTGGATCAATTCCAATAACTCGATCATTTGTGTCGTCATTGGCTGTCCAGGTGTACTGTTCAGTACAACATAGTTCAATGCCTTCTGGAGAGAATATATCTCCGACGTTCTTTCCCCAGACTCCGAGATATTCTCTTTCATAAGATCTTGCCTTTCCTGCTTCCTCTAGGAAACGTGGTGAGAAGATTGAGCTCTTAGTTTTCGGATCTTTTTTAAGACCTGCTTCAACATAGAAATGGAATCTTTCATATATGGTCGCCTCGACTCCTTTGGAAGGTTCTTGCATAATGTCGTAAAAAAAACCACTCGGTTGCTCTCCTGCTGTAGATACCCAAATAACCCAAGAATCTGACTTTCCAATATATCTCTCTCCGACTGTTCTAACAATGCTATCATCTCGAAGTTTGAAGAAAGCGGCTTCATCTCCAAAAAAGAGACTAACTTTTGGCTTACCTCTAGCTGAATGGATGTTATTCGACGGATAACACTTGATCCTTCCTCCGTTGACATCAAGTTCGTAAGCACCATGATCTACATAACCTAATCCTCTCTTCATTAAAAAACCTTTTGCTCTGAGTATCAAGTCCTGTGCCAGATCAACGTTAGGTCCTGTAATTACCATAGCCTCTTTTCCCACAAACCATACGTCAGTCAGACACTTCCATAGAATCCATAGCAATACAAATTCCGTAAGTCCTAGTCCAGTTGCCTTGTAAACGCAAAAGCACTTGCCAACGGTATGATCCCTTTGAGAGTCAAGTCTCTCCATCTGCATCTTGTCAAGTATGTCAATCTCGTATGCGTACAGGGGATGATATATTCCGTCTCTTTCTGGTCCTCCATTTGGATAGAATATGTAATGCCAAAAACAGCAATCGTTCTTTCCCGAAAGAGAATCCTTGCACCAGAATATTCCTGGAACTTCTGGTATGTCACGACTTGCCGCCTGTGCAAGTATTGCGTGAGTCTCCTTACTCGCTAGACCTTTCACTCTTGATTACCTCTGGTATTGCTCTGGCAGGTCTGAGTTTCTCTCTTTCCAACTTTAGTTTCTTTACTTGTAATGGCAATGCGGAATCCTGCAACATCTTGAACGAGTCCAGCTTGATCTCATGTCTGAACCTTGCCAACCTCAGATACAGATCCTTGTCCATGTCCTCAAGTCCCTTCTCCTTTTCATGAAACATC